TGACGGTCCGAACGTCTGTGGCACCAGCAGTGGCTGCTTCCGAGTAGTCCTTCACCATTGCAAGGGCTTCCTTGCCCTTGACATCTGTCGACGAGAAGATGTCGTACAGACCCTGGTTGATGGTCTCGAAGCCCTGACCGTACTTGCCTGCGAGGTTCAAAGCACCGTCAGACAGACGTTGGAACCCAGCCGCGCCAAGCTGCGCCTGAGTCTGAACCTGAGCCATACCTTGGTTGAACGAGACTGCCATCTGCACAGCAGACTTGCCGACACCGAGGATAGCCTCACCCATCTGTTGAAGCTGCTGTCCGGTCTGTTGCAGAGCAATACCTGCACCGAACAGTTTGAAGGATTGAGACATGCGGGCAACACTAGCGCCAACACGGTCCAACGTCTGAGACGCCTCATCCACTCCGATGATGCGGAGGATGATGGACCTAGTGTCGTTGAGCCCTAGCGCCACGTCTGTCCTTTTCCTTCTGGAAGTCGTTCCGCGCTTCTAGTACCAGCTTCAGCTTGTCAACCCAAACAGGGTCTTCCTGCAAAAGTTGGGACGGCAAGACGCTGAACGTTTCACAGAGGGACGTAATCTCTACGGCCTCTGCAACGTCACGACGGACTTTGACTCGTCTTCCTTCAGCTCGGATGGCTTTGCGGAGGTCCCTGAGAAAGGGACGTCTTGTCTCAAGTCTGCATCGAACTGATTCAACTGGGTGATGAGTGTCTCAATCTCCTGGGCCACAGCGGAGTCAAGCCACAAGACTTGCTGTGGGTCCTGGAAGTTGAGAGGCGCATCGTTCTCGTCCGTAAGGTTGTGGTTGACAATGCTTCGGCTGAACTCAAAGATGGCCACCCCGTCCATGTCCATTACGAACGTGCCTTTGGGGCGGCCATCTTCTGCTTCCGCGAAGTCCATCTGCTGCGACATCTCCCGGCGCTTCAACACTTCGCCGTAGTTCAGTTTCCGCAGTTCGACGAATCCATCCGGAAGCGTCTTGAGTTCAAACCGAGTGGTATCCTGGGCTGCTACAGCCTTTGGCATCTCTCCCCCTCACGATGGTACCTTACAGGATGCTGATGACCGACTTGTCCACGATGGTCACCACATCTGTGGCACCATAGTACCCGTGGTACTGAACCGTTGCCCGGGTGAGGTCACCGAGCGAACTCAGGCCCACCTCGTAGCTGTCGACCACCGTTGCAGCGACCACGAATGAGACTTCGTTTGAAGCGCCGACTGAACCCTTGAACGTGATGGACTGGACCGTCTGGTTGAGGAAGGTGTTGTAGTCCGTCAGAGCATCGAAGTCATGCTCCATTGACAGCGTGACCTCACGTTCGCCCCACTTCATGAACGCAGCTGCACGACCACCGGTTGTCTTGATGCGGTTCTGTGCTTCGCCACCATCGTCGATGTCCAACGTGAACGTATCGATGTCCGTCCGCACGGTGGCGGTCGGAATCTCGATGGAGTTGTATAGCGGTCCGAACGGAGTTGTGGTGTTGTACACAGGTGTGAATGGACCAGCCTGGTTAGTCTCTTCCAGTCCAATCAGCGAGACTGTGCAGAGCATCAGCCCGTCCTCAACTCGGAAGCTATACCGTCCAACATTCACGCCGGTGTAGCCGAAGAACCGAGCGTCACGAGAGACAGTGACAGACAAAGACTTTGGTGTCCCTGGTCCGGTTGCTGTCGTAGGCGATGCGATGTGAGTTGGGGTGAACGTGTAAACGTACGGGCCGGCACCAGACTTCACAGGAGCGAAGCGGCCTGCGTACAAGAAGTACAGGAGCACGTCAGCGTTGACCTCGAACTCGACATCACCCTCGATGTGGTAGTATCCCTGGATAGCTCCAGTGCGGTCAGCGACTCCACGAATGTTCGTCCGGTAGATTTTGTCTTCCACCTTCTGGAGACTCTCCGAGCGAATGGGGAGCCAGACTGTAGGAGTTATCCACGTTCCGTAAGTCGTCTCGAAACCGACACCGAGCCAGCCGGTGCCTCCAAGACCAAATGGCATTACTTCTCACCCCCTTCATCGCCCGTAATCCCGGGGCCCGTGTCAGGCTGACTGGTGTCCGCCGGGTTCTCTTCTGCAACCTGCTTGGCTGCTTCCTCCGAGTTGGCCTCGACCGTGGTTGGAGTAGACTCTGCAACTTTCTTGATTTTGACCATGTCGCTTTCTTTGATGTTGGCTGCTGACTCTTCATTCAGCAGCACAACGACTGAACCACCGTTTGGTACTGAGCCCACATCCTGAACGTCGAGGATGGTCTCCTTCGGGTAGTCAGGGTGGTTCAGACTGACCTCATACTTTGGCATCAGAACTCCTCTCTTGACTCGCCTTGCCACGTCAGTCGGGTGGCGGTTATCATTACATCCCCACGATTCACTAGTCCTGGCTCCGCATTGACAACGAAGCCCATGACGACGAGACCGTTGAGAGTAAGCCTGTTTGGGTCAGCGTGAAGGAAGTTCTCCACGAGTCCAGCCTGCAGTTCGTTTGCACGGTGGTTCACCTCAGAGCTATCCACCTTACCATGGTACAACAAGATGGACACTTCAAAGGTGAGCTCCCAACGGTGTGTTGCATTGAATCTACGACGACGTGGACGTGGCTCCAAGATGATGCAGGGGTAACGAGGGATGAGAGCCTGAGGTGAGTACCAGACGTCCTCGAGTCCGAGTTCCTCTTTGGCCTCACTGAGCATCTGGTACAAGGCGTCACAGACCTCGAACGTTGACCGAGCAAGTGTACCTATCTGGCTCATGATGTCGCCCAGTCTGCCATGTAGGAAGCCATCTCGTCAACAGCTTCCGAACTGATATACGACCAGTCACGAGCAGGCATCTTGTTCGTGCCAGTGATATGATACGCACCGTACCCTGTGGGGTCACCCATCTCCATCGCCTGTTCGGTTCCTGACAGATGACGATAGGTCCAGTTGCTACCTCCAGTAGCAAGCTGTTTCAAGTCACCACTGTCGACCAAGATTTGGATACCAGATGCAAGTCCTGCGAACACTTGGGCGTACTTGGTAAGGGCAACTGCAACGAAGGTCATATTGCCGCCTGCGTCTTGGACAAGAGTACCTTCGGTCTTCTGCCCCTGCTTCATGCTGATGAGTTTCTCACGCTGAGACGGACTCAACGAGAAGTAGACACGGCGTGCAAGAGTTGCTTCTGACAAAGGCTCCCATCCTGTGGGACGACCTTGTGAAGCGAAGTTCTCTGCTACCTCAGAGTCGGCCAGCTTAGCTGCCGCCTGGAGAGGCTCCTCCATACGCTGAATCTTTTCCGCTGCAGCAAAGAAGGCTTGAGCCACGATTGCTGGTTCAGGAGTTGCTTCGATGTACAAGGTCCCACGAGCAGGCATCAGAACTCCTGTTCCACGGAGAACATCCTGATAGGTTCCAGCGTATCGAGGTCGACGTAGGCATCGTCTGGGAAGAACGACGGCTGGCTGACGTCCGCGGTGCCATCTTCCGGGACGTCAACCAGCTCGAGCGTTCCGTCCACAAGACCCGACAGAATCATATCTGCCTGGGTCTTGAGGTACATGGCATAGCTGTTCTGGGCTAGAGCCTCTTCGGAATAGATTTTTGAGTACCGGTAGTGAGCCATCAAGAATGCCGCAGCCTGACGAACGAGCTCCGGCGTATCGACCTGTCCACCCGAGGGACTCGAGTCCCAGTCGACAACAACATCGTTGCCAAACGCGGAACCCAGAATCCCCCGGATGTACCGGTCCGTTGCTAGAGCTTCGCCAGTTGCGTCCTCCTCGTTCAGGAACTCGATTTTCTTCCCATCGAGGTGGACGTTGGCATCCTCGAAGGTAGCTAGGCTCACTTCGAGGTACTCGCCTTCGTTGCGGTTGCCTTGGCTGAAGCTGGTGCCACCTCAGGCGGAGCCTCAGATGGAGCTTCCTCTTCTGTAGAGATAGGAGGCTCCGACTGAGGCATCATGTCCGAAGACTTCTGGGACAGTGGCTCTTCACCACCCAGAACCTCATCTGCCTTGGCGTCATCCTCAACGATAGCACCCGATTCCACGAGAGCGTCGTACTCTTCCTGGGTCTCGAAGTCGCTTGCGCTCACCGAGTCCCCAGGTTCGATTGTGACTGCCTCGTGTGTAGGCTCGTCAGGCTTGACGGGGGTGTCCAACTTCTTGCCGGTCTGCACTGTCGTTACTGCCTTGGCCATTAGTTGTCACCTCCCTCTTACGCCACGGCGTTCTTGATGAGGTACCCGAGGATTGCCTTGCCTGTACCGTCAACACCGATGAACTTGTTGTCGTATCGACGCGAGGTGCGGACGACGTCCGACTTGCGCTTCTCCTCACGCCACCGCTCAGTGGGCATCAACCCCACTCCATATGGCTGAGCGAACTCATAGCCATAGGAGGGCTGCTTCCGACCCGGGTTCGGTGGCACGTAGGCGAACACGACGTCCTTGCCCCACAGGTACGCCACGGTCTCAGCCTGTCCGTAGACAGACGTCACCGCGCCCCCACCAGCCACGATGAAGTTCGCCGGCAGGCCCATGACCTGTGCAACGATTTCCTTCGACGTGATTTGTGGAGCTGAGTACGTGATGCGGTTCAGGACCTTCGTGTTCTCCAGGAGCTGCCAGTAGACCTCGTATCCCATGATGACGATGTTCGGGTCACGGAACACGGTGTCGTGAATCTTCTTCCTGGCAGTACGGGAGTCGTTGATGGGGTTGGAGTTGACGTAGTCGTTCCACTGAGACGTACCCGACAGGGTCACGGTGTACCCTGAGGAGTAGTTCCCAACCGTGGTCGCCATGACCATCTGGATGTTCTCGCGGTTGAGTAGAATGGTGTTGGTCAAACGCTCCGTGGCATCGGCCGCGGGCTGCAACGGGCTATCTGCGTTCTCGACTTCCTCGTCAGGGACGACGTCCTCGAGTGCGTGCTCCTCGATGAAGTAACCGTCGCGAGACAGCGTCATCGGGGGCAGCTCGTTCGCCTCAGACCCAGGAGCACGGATGTCATCCATCACGCGGCCCCATGTGTCACGGGTGTAGATGTAGTACCGGTCGCTCTGCTTCAACACACGGACGGCGGGGAACAGAGCGGATGCGACGAACTCTTCTGGGTTGTCCCACCCCATGCTGATGTTCGACAACATGCTATCCAGGTGGAGCAACTGCGGGTCGTTGTATGCCATGTCTGTTCACCTCCTCCTATGCGGTTCCGG